CCTCATTGTATCGACGAGCTTTGGGTGATTACCGGAAGCTCGTTATGTCTCGTCCCCCTCCTCTTCCCTCAGATGGGTTTCTTTATCTTCGGATAAAGAACTGGGCTCAACGGATGCGTGAGACCGTCCAGCTGGGTACCCCTGTTGTACATTCTATGAAGTCCGCTTCCTACAGCACTTCCGTGAGGCAGGGCGGCCAGGCGAAGGATCTTAAGGCCCTCGCTAAGCCGGCTCCCTCTGTCTCCAAGTCTGGATTTGACCGAAGGGCTTGTGCCCAGGTCGTCAAGGCTTGGGAGAAGGTCTGTAGGATGAAGACGGATAAGAAGGTAGGCAGGGCTATACTCATAAAGGAGAGAGGAGCTAAAGTGCGTGTCGTGACAGCTCTTGAGGTAGAAACTGTCATGAGAGGACATTTCATCAGGGACGTGTTCTGGCCACTTCTCACCGCAGACCCTAGAGTGGATCTGGAACGGTCTAGTCGCGATATCCTGTCAGGTTGGACACTGACAGATCATCGCCTCTTTTCCGTATCCACCGATCTCTCGTCTGCTACGGACTTGGCACCGTTTGAGCTGGCAACCCTGGTATGGTCTGCGTTGCTCGATGGCTGCGGCCTTGACCAGGAGTTCCGCGATTCTCTTGAATCGGAGATCGCGGTCCACCTTGGGTCTTATTACCTTTCCTTCGAGGATGGTAACAAGGCGTTCACAAACCGAGGATGGTTGATGGGGCATCCGTTGTCGTGGATGACCCTAACAATCTTCCACCTCGCTTTGGCCGAGGAGTACCTCCAACAGTTCGTTGTTAGAGGCGACGACTTGGCAGGCATCGGGACCATGGAGCGTATTAACGCGTACCAGGAGGACCTAGCTCGCTACGGTTTTAAGGTGAACCAGTCAAAGACGTTTGTCGTCAATACTGGGATCATCTTTGCAGAACGCGCATACCTTTGGCGTGGAGGAGTTCTCCGGAGAGTCTCCGGGGACTTCTCCATCAAAGGTGTGGTCCATCCTACTGTTGATAATGTACCTCGTCTGTCCCAGTACGTAGAGGACCTCAGTGCCTCAAAACGAGCTATTGTTGCCCGACTAGTATGGGCAAACTCCAGAGGAGTCTTTACCCCTTATCTTAAGGAAGGGGTTCCGGCTCACCTCTGTCGAGAGCTCGGAGGTATAGGCATTCCTCATCGTTTGGGACTTGCCGGAAGCTTGAGAACCCGAAGGGTAATCGCTTCCCAAGTCCTTACTGGGCTAAGACCTACACTTTGTTGGAGGCCGCAGCGGTATCGTGAGGCTTACGAGTTCTTCGATAATTTAGTCTTACAAAGAACTCGGGAACGGCACTCGCAAGGGCTGTTAGGTTCCTATGTTCCGGGAACCAACGTCCTTTCGTTGTGCCTGCTCGCCGAAATCGCTGCAGTTTGGCAGGGACGACCGGTACGCGACGTGATGGATCCTTCACCTCGCGTAGTCGGGAAGGCATGGAGAGAGTACAAGAACAGGATGTTGAGGAGAGGGGTTCCCCCTCACCTAATCAATCCGCAGAAGTGGACATGGGAAGCCGTGCGCTATGCTGTAGATTGGTCTACTTCCTTAGGTCGGTACGTAAGTGTTTGGCGGAA